CGGCATGCCAGCTGCGAGCTCCGCCGGGCCAGTCACGGCTGATCGCCGTGTGCCCGAGCGGGCTGGCAGGCCGGCACCCGGCCTCGAGACGGTCATGGAGGAAGCTCCGCTTACCGTCCCCGGGGAGTCCGACGATCGCGACACTGTCCCAGTGCCTTTTGGGACGTTGGGCCAAGGATACGCCTCTGTGGAGGTCGTGACCCCTCTGCCAGCACATGTCAAACTCAAGCCAGCCGACCATCCCGGCGCTGGCAGGGAGAGGCAGGTGGTCGAGCAGGCTGTTAACCTTGAACAGTACAACACTGTCAAGGATGACGCCGGTCTCGCCGCAGGCTCGACATTGTTGCATCAGAGGGCGACACACCCGCAGTTTATGGCGATCGGCTCACACGTGCACGAGGATGAGCTTCCATACGTGGCAGGAACTGGGAAAGACATTGAGAAAGCAGCCATCGCCAACCGGCATTTTGCTGAAAAGGTGAATGAGTTTGGAGGTTTGACAGGTGTAGTGCAGGACGCAGCGCTGCCCGCTATCAACGGGGTGACCGACAGCGTCCTGAAGCTCTTGAAAGATGCCGGCCGTGTGGCCAAGGAGTTTCAGGAGTTTCCGGACGGCTACGACGTTAATTCCAAGGATGCGGCAGACTCCCTGTATAAGAAGAGCACCCTGCTGAAGGACTTCGAGTGGTTTGCGTTCACCCCGGGCTCGTGGAGCAAGGGACGCGGCAAAACACAGTTTTCGAAGATGCCAAACGTCCAAGAAGACATCAAGCAGAAGCACACGTTCTTCGTGAAGCTGAACGAAGCCTTGAGGAAAATCAAGCCTAGGCTTATCCAGTCGACGGGCGACGAGGGGTGCATGCTCCACACGTTCGACGCCGGGTTTCTCGAGACAATTATGTTCGGCATCTCGTTGATCGAGCGGAGGTCTGTGAAACATGCTGGGCCGGAACACCTTCGGGCGCGCCTAGCCAGCGTAATTCACCCCTTTATGAATGGGTTCGCGATCTCATTCGATTATGGGGCCTTCGACGCATCTAACTGCATGCACAAGGACGATCAGCGGCACGCACTCAAAGTACACATCGAGAACCGCATTCTAACCAGCATGTTCGGAGACGACGCTAAGGAATGCGACGCCTCGAGGGCTGCTTTGAATGACCGGTGCCGGACCTTCCTCAGGTCCAGGAGTGCCTTCTGGCTACTGTACACCAAGACGTACGGCAGAGAGAGCGGAGACAGGGGTACGAGTTGCCTCAATTTTCTCGTCAACCTTATCTTGTGGCTGGCTATCATGGGGATGGAGTCAGCCTACAGGAAAGCTTGCGAGAGGCACCCTGCGGCAGCGGAGCCCATGGGGGGGCCACATCCACACATCAACGCCTTCGTCCAGGGCATGGAGTACGATGACGAGCTCGTTAAGAAGTTTTTGCGGGGCGAGCCCTGCGGCTTCGATCTCGTTGCGGAAGGCGATGACGGATTGTGGCTGTTCTCCGAGAAGTTCGCCAAGGCATCCCCTGGTGGCATGAACGCTATGGCGGATCGGATCCACTACTGGTCGTGCATGCAAGGCACCAACCTTGAGCCGCAAGACGAGACTGGAGAAGCGAAAGGCCCGGCACGTGTCCAGGCCGTCACACGCAGGATGGAACACTGCTCCAGGATCATCGTCCCCTACTGGTCGGAAGTTGCCGATGTCCAGTCGGGCGCTAAAGCCAGGGACGGTACTAAGCGTGCCAAGCCCCAGCTGCGGGTGGGACTGCTACCCAAGATGAGGAAGACCATCGAAGCAGCGGACATAACATTCGGGCTTATGCCAGGCTTTGAACTCACCGAACAGATGAAGAAGAATGTCGCATTCACCAAGTTTGCGTCATGTGCCTTCAACGCCCTGGATGACCCGTTGATGTTCCAGTACTTTCTAATGCACGCACGAGTGCAGCTTCTTGGTGACACTAACGTAGACCTCGACAAACTCACGGACGCGAACGCGAGCGCTCAGTTCGCCTACAACTCGAACAATTACGTCCACAAAACTATGCTCAACTCCTTCTCCGGCAGGAGTGCCGCGACCCTTGATGAAGACCAGGTCGTGGAGTTTCCGGTTGGACCGGTAAAGCTGCTGAAAATGTTGTGGGAGCGCCACGAGCGCCAGATCTCAGCACCAGGCCATTGCCCAGCGATGTTGAAGGCAGTCATGCTCGAATCTCCTCTGATCGACGAGGAGTTCTACCTGGCCGCCACCGAGGGCATGAAGGCCACTGCCACGTGGGAGCAGTGCGGCGAGTGGGCCCGCCTGGTTAAGACCAGGCTGGGCGCCGTCTAGTCGCACCTCCTCGCCGGCTGCGCCGCATCCACGCCGCGGCAAAGACCGCGCGGCGCAGCCGCAGTAACCCCCTGTCGCAGCAGGGGGGGGACAGCGCAATGTGAGGGTTCCGCCCGGGCCACCTCACTTCATCACACGCGCTCAGTTAGGCGTACCCGAGCCGGTATCGGGATTTGGGGTTCGCCGACCCCAAGCCTCCTCACCTTCTGATGAGTCGGAGGCGTGGCACACTCCAGCCACGGACAAGACGCAAGCCTACCAGCGGCCCAAGTGATGAGGGCACAGGCCACAGTAAACGCTGGTACCATCTCCGGGGGGGTGGGGGGACGCGCGACTACAACCTTGGACAACTGGTTGTGCGGTCCCTCACCCAGCTCTTGGGCATGAGCACCCCCTATACCGAGACACCGATCGTACCGCCACCGCGAGGGGCGGCAACGCGGCTGCGCCCCTCTGTTTCTGCGTTAGCAGGGGGGGTAGGGAGTGGAAGATGGCAACGGGACACCGGTCCTCCCTTTGGGGCTGGTGAATTCAGTGTGGTCCGGATGGGCTGCAGCGGAGGGATCCTGATACAGCGCGTGGATTAGCCACCCGTGCGCTTGAGGGGTTTGGAGCACTTTTGCCGCGCTGGGCGAGTGCCGCCGAAACTGTAGCTAGGCATCCTGCATGTGTATATAGTGGCTCACCCGCCACGTAAGCCCCACGACAACGGTGGGCAAACGGCTAAAGGGTGTCCCCTTGAGCGTGGATTACACATTCAACCATTTCGGTGTTTTGCGCCTGCGAGGGCGGTTTCACCCGGCCCGATGGCCGTCACAGCGAAGAAGCCGGGGGCTCCAGCGAAGAAGCCTCAGGCGAAGAAGAAGGCGGCGCCACAGCAGCTCACTGGTGCCAAAGCGAAGAACACCCCGGCCGTGAAATCGGCCGCTGGCGGGAGGAGAGCTGCGGCGAGGAAAGCTTCTGTTCCCAACTTCTTGGATCCATTATGCGCGCAGCCTGCACCTACCGTTACTTCAAGTGGTAGGGCCCTTCCGCACACGAGTCTGGTGTCTTCGGACTTCACCGTGGACTCGAGCGCTAGGACCTTGCTCATTGTTAGCAACGTGGGGCATGCGGGCACAGTCGGCGTCATCTTGAACGTCCAGGACGATGGGACTTATGCTGGTGGCCTGCAGTTACTCACGGTGCCCACTTTGGCGCAGGCAGACGCAGCGGGCGGGCCCAGTGCATCGCGTGCCATGAAGTTCAGCGTGACGGTTACTAACTGTTCGAACGCGCTGAAACGGGGTGGCCGCGTGACTTACCTGAACTCGTCCCAGAGGCTGCCCGCACGCGAAGTGGCGGGCGTTGAGAACTTTGAGCCCATCATCGAAGCAGTGAAGAGTTCCCCTTACCGACGCCGCATAACCGGTGACAATCTGGGCACGCCTCAACAGTTGATAGGGTATCCCACGGACACGGTCGAGTACTCCATTTTCAGCGAGCACCGCGGCACGCTGACATCGGATGAGTTCTTTCCGTACGTCGCTGGTGCCGGCACGATCGATAATCCTCGTCCGCGTGGTATGTCCATCGTGGTCTACGTATTCGACAAGGTGGCGGATCCGCAGGACTACTCGATCACGGTGCGCACGTCGCATTACACGCGCTGGCCGCTCACGAGCGTACCAGGGCAGTCAATGAAGCAGATCCCGACTGCGGACGCTGCGCATATTAACCGAGTCCATGATCACAACGAGCACAAGGCCAACGATCTCATGCATGTCGCGGAAGGCGGGCTGTTAGCAACAGTTGGCCCCCGCGTTGCGGCGGGCGCGCGGACCGTCGGCAGAGCAGCGCTCAGCGGGCTTGA